TTCGCTGACGCGCATCCCCGGTTTGACGAACTAGGGGATTTAATCGAACAGGAATTGCAGTTTGGTTTTGACCTAACCACGGCATACCAACGCGCCGAACGATTACGCCCCGCCAATGCCCACGCGGCTCAGACCCGCAACCCTACGGCTCAGACCCGTACAGACAAGTCCATTTCTGGCGCACCAGATGCCGGCCCCTCAGACGGGCAGCGCGGAAAAGGCAAACCTGTAGGCCGACGCGACGCTATTCGGAACGCCATACGGCGTGTGAATGGCGGCGTTTAATCTGAACCCGTAAGGAGGGCACATGCCCAATATCGCACCGCTGGCACAGTACCAGCAGATCCTGTCGATGGCGGTTGAAGAGCGCTCATCGAGCTACCAAGACCTTGTCAGCAACAACAACGCGCTGCTCGCCGTGATGCGTCGCAAGGGCCTGTGGCAGACCTACTCTGGTCCGCGCATTCGCCAGACGCTGCAGATCGGCAAACAGATCGCGCAGTGGTACAGCGGCTACGACCAGCTCCTGAACCCGGCGATCGATCTGTTCAACGACGCCTATTTTGATCCCAAGATGGTTGTCGTTCCGGTGATCCTGTCGATGCAGGAGATCCTGAACAACGAAGGCGATAACCAGCTCATGGACGTTTACGACAGCTACATGGATGCTGCCGAACGCGCCCTCGAGGATGCGATGGACGCGGGCCTGTACGGTGACGGCACCGCCAACGGCGGCAAGCAGATCACTGGCCTTGCCACTGCGGTTCCGATCATCACCAACACCGGCGTTTACGGCGGCATCGATCGCGCCACCGCAACGATCTGGCAGACCAAGACCTACGACGCCAACAGCGTCGCGCCGACGATCGGCACGCAAGTCAACAAGGACACGATCCGTCCGCTGTTGAACTACGTCATGACCAAGCAGTCTCGCGGCAAGGACTACGCCGACCTGCTGATCATGTCGCCGGAGCATTACGCTGCTTACGACGCAGCGACGATCGCTATCCAGCGTCAGACCAACGAGACGTCGCTCGGCAAGCTTGGCTTCTCTGCCGTTGAATACATTGGCGGTGGCAAGCGCGCTGAGATCGTTCTCGACGGCGGCATGGGCAGCAACATGCCGGCAAACACCACGTTCGGTCTGAACACGGACAGCTTCCGTCTGCGTTATCACCCGAACCGAAATTTCGACAAGGTGTTTGACGGTGACGGCCAGATGCCGATCGACAAGGACGCGATCGCGCAGTTCATTGGTTGGATGGGCGAGCTGACGCAAGTCAATCCGATCTTTAACTGGCGCCTGTACGACAGCGTGCCGGCGACCTAACGGCGCCGACATCTGTGGCCCGTCGCCCCTCCCGCTCCCCCGTTAAAAGGGGGGCGACGGTTCTACCAAGCTGAACCCATTCCCTCAGACGGAGACCTACAATGGCCTTGCGCGATCCAGACGACGCAGTCGTGGCGCTATTCAAGCATCACGCAATCAAGAACGAAGGCCGCTCGGCCAAAGAAGGCCGGCCAATTTATGATGATATGGAGATCGTCGAGGTTCGCTTCCCCGGCTCACGATCGGTGTCGGTGTTCCCCGCCACGGCGTTCTCGCACTGGCAGAACAACCCGGAGACCGGCGAGCAGACCGCGGTGAGCTATGCCGAACGGTTCTCGAAACAGTATCGCCAGTTCAAGGGGCAGAACGAGCAGACCAAAGCCGGCACGCCGCTGGCACACGCTCCGTTCCTGACCGAGGCTCGCCGCGCCGAGCTGCGCGCCCTGAACATCTACACCGTCGAGCAGCTCAGCGTTGTCGACGGGCAAGAGCTGAAGAACCTTGGGCACGCTGGCCGCGATCTCAAGAACAGGGCGATCGAATATATTTCCGAGAGCAAGAACAACGCTCCGACGACGATGCTGTCAGCCGAGCTGGAGGCGCTGCGCGCGCGCAACGCCGTGCTGGAAGAGGATGCCAAGGCGGCCAAGGGGAGCCCCGGGGAGATCAGGGGCACTGGCGAACCCGGCGACGAGTTCGACGAGATGTCGCTCGAGCAGCTCCGCGATTTCATTACGACCAACACGGGCCACGCTCCGCACGGTTCGCTCGGTCGCAAGACGCTGATCCGAATGGCGAGCGACGCGCAACAGCAGAAAGTCTAAGCGATGACGATCCTGTCGGTGGTGAAGGATGTCTGCGCGACAGTCGGCGTTCTTGTGCCGAATAGCGTGTTCTCCAACATCACCGGCAATCGCACGATGCAAGAGATGCTCGCGCTGGCGAACGAGATGGCGCAGCGCATCGCCAGCGACACACGGGATTGGACGAAGCTAAAGACGCAGTACACGTTTACAGGCGACGCCGTCGCGGACCCGTCCGGTCAGTTCTGGACGGGCACCACGGCATTCTCCATGCCGCAGAACTACCGCCGGCTCCCGGTCAATTCAAACGTGTGGAGATCGACGCAGACGCAGTCGCCGATGCGCTTCTTTCCCAACACCGACGAGTGGCTGCAACGGCGCATCAGCAACAATGCCGGCGACAGTCGCGGCGAGTGGACGTTGTTCGGCGGGCAGATGCATATCCTCCCGGTGCTGCGCGGCCCGGTCACAGATCCTGTCACGCTTGCTGTCACGCCGGCAGAAACAGCAACGTTTGTTTACATCAGCAAGAATGCTGTTGCGCTCGCCAGCGGCGGGTTTGGCGACTGCTTCATGGCTGATGGCGATCAGTTCGTACTGGACGAGCGCCTCCTGAAGCTCGGCATGATCTGGCAATGGCGCGCTCACAAGGGGTCGCCGTATGCCGAGGACATGGGCACCTACGCTGACGCTCTGATGAACGAGATGGGCTTCGACAGTCCGTCGCCGGTCATCATGGGCAGGACGCGGGCGAGCAACGGGGGTTGGGATGCCAACACAAGGTAGCCCCGGCTTAGGAAGCATCCCGGCGTTCAACGTTTCGCTGCAGGGGCCGGCTGGCCCACCGGGGACACCGGGGGCACCGGGACCGCCGGGGCCTCCCGGCACTCCCGGCGTCAAGGGAGATCCCGGCGAACCCGGCGTCGACGGCGCTGATGGTGCAGACGGCATAGCCGAGGCCCCGATCGACGGGACGCCTTATTCGCGTATGGACGCAGGCTGGGCGCCGGCTGCTGCAGGTGGCGGCTCGTCTGATTGGGTCGATATCACCGGCAAGCCGGCAACATTCCCGCCTACGGTTCCGATCGCTTGGAGCGACATCAGCGGAGAGCCGGCAACTTATCCGCCGTCGACGCACAGCCACGCACAGGCCGACATCACCAACTTGGTGACAGACCTTGGCAACAAGCAGGCCGGCGACGCCACGCTCACTGCACTCGCCGGATTGAACACCACGGCTGGTCTGGTCGAGCAGACCGGCACTGACGCCTTTACCAAGCGCGCGTTGGGCGTTGGCGCCACCACATCAATCCCGACACGCGCTGACGCTGACACGCGATACGCAGCACTGGTGCATACCCACGCGCAGGCTGATGTCACAAACCTTGTCACTGATCTCGGCCTGAAGGCGCCGCTGGCGTCGCCTGCATTCACCGGCACGCCAACTGCGCCGCTGCCTGCAGTCGGCGACAACACAACGAAGGTTGCCACCACCGAATGGGTCAAGGATCAGTATCTTGAAAACAGCGGCACTAACAATCCGGCGTCGCTGGCGGCTGGCGCCGTCGATACGATCCAGACCATGACAGTGACCGGCGCGGCGGTTGGCGATTACTGCCTCGCAAGCTTCTCTGTCGATCTGCTCGGCGTGACGCTGCTGGCGTGGGTCAGTGCGGCCAACACCGTCAAGTATCAGTTTCAGAATAAGACTGCTGGAGTACAGGATCTCGCCAACGGCACGGTGCGTGTCAGGGTCTGGAAACAATGAGCGCACACCAAGCATTCCGCCGTCAGCCGGTGCCGCAGCAAGTCGCGCAAAAGTATCAGGCGCTGACAATCCCTGCGCCGACGCGCGGCATCATCCAGAGCGAAAACTTTGCCTACATGAAGCCGGGCGGCGCAATGATCTGCGACAACTGGATCCCGACCATGCGCGGCGTCAAGCTGCGCGGCGGATGCGTTCGGTGGTGCGAGCTGCCCGAGGTAACGCCCGTCATATCCAGCTTTGAGTACCAGAACGCCTCGCAGCACAAGATGTTCGCGGCAAACGCCACGAAGCTCTATGACGTCACTGCCGGCGGCGCACCGACGCTCGTTGTAGGCGGCCAGACCTCCGGCAATTACGCCGCGTCGCAGATGGCAAACGCTTCCGGCTACCACATGATGGTGGTCAACGACGCCGGTG